TGGAAACGGTGCTTTACTTTACGACAGGCAGTCCGATACAATTTCAAGACAGTTCTTCTCTTAAATGGGGTGGAGATGGCTCTGCACCTTCTCTTGAAGCAAACACAGTATATTGTATCGCAATTCGTAACGGTTTGGCAGAGATAGATAACTTCGGTAGTGCTTCATAGGGGGTGGTTTATGTCAATGTTCTATGAATTGATGATGAGAAAAAAGACGGAAATAATGTATGCCACGATTAAGGGCAGTTTGACGGAAAATGACGGTGTTTTTAGTGGGTTTTCAAGTAGTAATTATTTGATTACACAAGATTATATTGATATAGATAATACTTCAAATATTGAAATAGTGGTTAAAATAAATAAACCTTCTAACAAAGACCAAAATATGTTTATTGCGACAGATACAAATTTTGGTTTTGTTTTACGAACAACTTATTCTGGTTATATTTCTTGTTATGTAGGTAACGGTAATAGTTTTAATATTGCAAACGGTGTAACAGGAACTCATATATTAGACAATAACAAAGATTATTATGTTAAGATAAAAATTGCTAATGGCTCTTTTAATGTTATGATTAGTGAAGATAATCAAACTTACATCACAGATAATACTTTTGATATTAGTAGTTTAACGACAACAAAACAATATCTTGTAAACTTTGGTATTGGTAGAACAACATCAACTTATTTCACAGGCTCAATAGACCTAAACAATTCCTACATCAAGCTCGGCTCAACGAAATACAAACTACAAGCAGTAGTCGGCTACACAGTAGTAGGCAGTCCTACGATTAGTGATGGGGTGGTTAGTGGGTTTAGTTCTTCTAATTATTTAACTTTGGGTATTATACCGAATTTTACAAAATTAGAGAGATTTGTAAAATTTACAACAAATTCTGTTTCATCTGTTCAAAATACTATCGGTGTTGGTAATTATGGTGGTATTGGTCTTGATGCAAATGGAAATATAAGAACAACTATTTTTACAGGTTCTTATGTAACAATGACATTAGATACAGTATTATCGGCAAATACAACATATTATTATAAAGATATTTTAGAAAATGGAATAGTTACAGGTTTCTTGTATGATAGCAATAAAAACTTAATAGAAAGTAAAACTTCTGCATTAGGAACAGATACAGGAACAAGTTATTTTATTGGAAACGTTAATCAACACGGCAGACCTTTTGCAGGTAGCATAGACCTAAACGAAACATACATAAAAGTAGATAATAAACTTTGGTTTAACGGACAACCATCATAATAGGGGGAAATATGTTAGGAAAACTTATAGACGGAAGATTACAAATTGCAGGAAACAAAGTAGAGTTTGAAAAGACTAAAATAACTAGCCCAACAGAGAAACAATTAAAAGATTTGGGTTATAAAGAAATATCTTACAACGAGAAACCGAAATATGACACAGAAACAGAAAAGTTGGTAGAGAGTTATAAAGAAACTTCTAAAGGTATAGAAGTAAGTTATACCAAAGAAGATTTGTCTAACGAAGAAAAGAATTATGTTTTAGATAATAAGATATCGGCAGAGATAAATTCTGTAAGCAAGTTAGACCTTTTAAAAGCCATAGCAGGAGATAAGGAAGCAAACAGTAAGATAGACGGTGTGTTAAAGAATATCGCAACTGATGAGAGTAAGAAGGTAGAAATAAAAGGTGGAGAAGAAGAATAAAATGAAACGACAGATAGTCAAATTATTCTCTTTACCAAATTTGGTTATTATAGCAAGTGCTTTATATATTTGTTTTCAAATATACGAGTTACCTGCTAAAGTAAAAGCATTACAAGATAGAGTTGCGATAAACGAAAAAGAAATAATAGTTTTGAAAGAAAAATTGAATTTAAATTTAACTATGTTGTCGGAAGTAAGGTCAGATGTTAAGCAGATAATGAAGGAAATCAAGTAGTATGTAATTTGATAGGGTTTACATATAGAGTAGTATTGTTCTTTAATTTTGGGCATAGCGAGTATTCTAATGAATATCCCTTCATTAAGTTTTATGTTACCGATACTCAAAATGCCAACAAGATTTCATAAGTTTAAACCGAGCAGAGCAACCTATCGGCTCTGCTAACGAGTAAGAAAATGGATTTTTTATATTTTATTATGGTCTTTATTTTAGTTGCCTTATGTTTAGCAATAGGCAAAATTTTAGATGAGTAGGGGGAGAAAATGGAAATTATAACTTGGTTAAAAGCAAATTGGGAAAGTGTATTAGCAATTATCGGTGGTGTAGTTTCAGTAGCAACAATTATCGTTAAACTTACACCGACACAAAAAGATGACAATGCTTTGGCAACATTGATTAAGATATTGTCAATATTCAGTTTAGTTAATCCTGATGGCTCTTTTATCGGCAAAAAAGATAATTGAATACTGACAATAGCCAAATATGGCTTTATTTATGTAAAAGCCAAAGAAAAGGGCTATATTCCAAAGATAGAGATAACAGACAAGTTGTATATGCCGATAAGCAAAGAAGTTGTTAAGGGTAAATTTATAAAACTAACTTGGAGATTTTAGAATTGAAATACTGCATAAATTGTATGTATGGAAGAATATTATACCGAGATAAAGACGGATATTGTTGCTATTGCACGAAACACAAAAAGGAAGTTGGTTTTTATAAAAGGTGTGAAAATCACAAATGAGTTACCGAGTAATACTCGGCAGTAGTAAAGTAAAACTTGACACCTTTTCGGTAATATCAACGAAATGGTTATTTCAAGAAATGGCAGAAAATTGAAATAAGAAAAACTCTTATTTCAAAAAATAGGGGAAAATTGAAATGTGAGATAAGTCCTTATAGGTGGCACTCCGTTAAGGTTTACCGAGTTTAAACACTTAAATAGTCTATAAGGCACTCCAAAGGATATAAATGATTAAGTGTATAGATTGTCAATACTACATAGCAGATAATAAAGGATATCCGTTCTGTTGCCTTTACTTAATGGCATTAGATAATATTGCGATTTACGACCTATGCAAATTCATTGAAAAGGAAGATAAATGATAATAGCAAAGACTAATATGACAGAAATACCAAAGAGTTGTAAAGAGTGCCAATTAGTATTAATTAATGACGGTGTTTGGGCTTGTCCTGTTCTTCGTACTTGGTTAGAAGATTGGCAGATAAAGGAAGGAATAGTTAAACAAGATAATTGTCCTTTGGAGCAACAATGAAAATTGCAGAACATTTTACGATTAAAGAATTAGTTGATACTTCTTATGCAGATTTACAAGCAGAAAACATCTATTATGCTTTAGACAGATTTAACGACCTTACAAGATTAGCACAATTCTGCGAACGAGTTAGAAGTGTGTTAGGTGTTCCAATGAATATAACTTCAGGTGTTAGGTGTCCTAAATTAAACAAAAAGTTGGGTGGTGTAGATACTTCCGACCATATCAAGTTAATGGCGGTAGACTTCGTTCCTTCAAAGATAAAATTAAAGACCGCCTTTGATAAGATAAGACGGTCTAATTTAGATTTTAAACAACTGATACTTGAGAAGAACACTTGGATACACATTAGCATCGGCGATAAAAAGGAGTGTCTAACTTATGACGGTAAGAAATACAAAAGAGTATAGAACTTGTCTATTCTTCTCATACCAAAGATATTGTCGCAGAAGATATATCAAAGATTTAATTACCTTATGGTATTCCGATTTATCGTTATACAAGTGTCCCAAACTTAAATGCAAACACTTTAAAAAGAACAATCTTTGGAACAGACTAATATTAAAGATGCTCTGCACTTTCACTTTCTTGAGTAGGTTTATCAGGTTCTTGTAGTTCTTCGTATCTCATACAGGTATCGCCGATAAAAAATAACCCCGTTTTATTTGCTCTTTCGTAACATTGTAGTCTAAATTTGCAAGTTGAACAGGTCTTTCTTTTCTGCGGTTCAACATATTCTTCTGCAAAGAAATTTAAAGTATCAAGATACATTTGCCAATTTTCGTTCTCTGTTTTACAATAACATATTATTTTATCTCCGACTTCCTTAACCATAAAGACTTCAAATATTGTTCCCTTTAGTATTATTTCCGTTTCTTTGTATGTGGGGAAACTTAAATCTACTCTTAATTTATATTTCATTTTTTCTCTCCTCATACCACCTGCATAATCTTGCAGGGTTGTGTGATACATAACTATAATTTCCATTTAACGAACAAGCAGGTCTTACTTCGTGTTGGTCTCTATATTCTGCAACATAACACACACACTTTACACATTTCCTATCACTTGCCATATTTTCTGCTTTGACTTGTTCTACCAACTCTTTTGTTGTAAGTTCTTTAATCGTATAGTATCCCAAGTCTACCTTTACGACATTGTATCCTCTGTTTCTTAATTCCTTTAAGTCTTCTAATATACTCTGCCTACGGACTTCAAACACATTGGCTAAATATTCTGCCGACACTATTCTTCCTGATAGAATCGGAACTTCCTGAACCAACCTATCTTGTCTTTTGTATTTCATTTCCCTCCTCCAATTCTTTTAGTTCTTGTTCTAATCTGTTCTTTTGAAACGACACAATAAACTTAATTGTTTCATTTAAGTATGGTGTTTCTTTTAAGTATCTTTCTTTTTCTTTAATTTCCTTTTTCAACCTTTCAATCTTCTGTTCCTTTGTTTCCATTGTTCTGCTCCTTAATCTTTCTTGATTTCTTTAAAACTTTTAATATCATCTATGCCTAAAAATATTACATCGGAATGTTTATAACATCTGTCGTTTTCATTCATTAGTTGTAAAGTCCTACTATCTATACATTTATATTTTCTATTCTTTATACCTTTCCCATTCTTAATACACAAATAAATTTTATCTTTATGAAAAAATCTATTTATGACTGCAATTCTATTTTGCAATTCTGTTTTTGAAAGAATATTTTGCATTATTAGCGTATCTAAATATATATCTCTTTCTTTACATTTTGGTATTTTCTTTTTTATCACTTCTTTTAATTTTTCAATTTCCATTTTACTCTCCATACAAAAGATTTTTTAAAACTTCTAAACCTTTTTCTTTACTAATTTCAAAAGGGACTTGCATTTGTAATGGCTCTAATTTTTCACATAAAGTTATTATTATTTTATCTTCTCCCCACTTACCAACACGAGCCATTTTTTTCCAACAAACCGAATTACCACCCCAATATATTTCTATGGCTAAAATTTCTGTTATGCTATTTTTTAATGGTATTTTTATCGCCCTAACTTCAGGTCTATCAAATAATATTTTCTCTGCTTCTTCTTTTAATTCTTTCAAAATCGTTTCCATTATTCTTCTCCTATTAAGTTCTTTATTATCTGCCACATCTGTTGTGGTGTTCTTTGTGCAATAATAATTCCTTCACTATCTTCTATAAAACCATTTTCATAAAAATTCATCGCACAACAAACAATGTATCTTCTGTTATTATTTATATTTTTAGAAGTATTTAACCGAAAATCTTTAATACACAATTCCTTTAATTCTTCCCAATTAGTTGGCACTTGCTCTACTTTAAATTTCGGTGTAAATCTGAAATTAAAACAACACTCTGCTTGACCGTAAGTATTCTTGTTTTTACAATTCTCTTTCATAATACAACCATCACCATATTCACCACAGTCTTCACAAACTTTACTTACTTCTTTATCTTTAATTACTATTATCTCTTTCATTTCTGCTCCTGTGCTTCTTTTATTTTGTTTATTTCATCAACTAGTTCATTGACTTTGTTATGTATTACCGTTATCCAAATCAGTAAACTTGTTATCCCCATAGAAATAAAAAAAACTAATATTAAATATTCCATTATTCCACCCCCAAAAATTCAACGATAAACTTTGCATATTCTTCTGATGTTATAGTTCTATATCCTTTTTTCATACACAATTCTAATGCCTGTGCCACCTTCTTAATCAACTGCTCTTTGGTATCTCCCATTGTTATCTGTCCCTGCCAAAATTTACAATAATCACAATCTTTCAAATATCTGCCATTGTTCAAATAACAATAATCTTCCGTTCCATCAACATCATAAGGACAGTTATTTTCCACCCTTACTATTGCATATCTTTTTTCAGCCATCTTTTCCTCCTTATAGGCGGTGGCTATTTCTTCCACCGCCATATCTTCAAATGCTTTTGCTAATATCTTTGCTCTCTCTTTGTCTATCATTTTAAATTCCTTATTTGATTTTCTGTCTGTTGTATCTCCTTGTCTATAAACTCAATAGCAACCTTTCTTGCTTTATCTCTAAACACGATTGAAACTCTATAACCGTTTATACTCATTTCTTCTTGTTCTAAAATTCTGTTCTTTATTTTTAACAATTCGTTTCTGTTGTCTATTAATTCTACCGCTTTCTCTATATTTTCTATTTTCATTAGTTCTCCTTCTCTTCTTCTTTTTTTGCTACGATAATATCCATAGCGGAAATACCGTCTTCTTTCTTATGATGCCAATTATGTATATTGATAAACATCTCAATATATTCTTCTCTCGTCCCGCAAGAATATATCTTGCTTGGATACTTCTCTACCTTCGCAATAAATTCGTCCAAATCAAAATCTTTTATTCTACTTAAAAACTTTACTGCTCTTGCTATCTTACTGCTTACGCTATGATGCTTCTTTACCAAGTAACATAACTTCAACATCTTTTTAATTATCGTAACGCTATCCTCAACACTTCCGTAGAAAACGAAGCGACCTTCTTTGAATGAAGAGTTCTGTGCTTTACCTGTCGGCTTACCCAAACTCTCTAATATTGCATTGATGCCGATACCGACACTATCTTTAACTTGTAAGATTTTCTCGTAGTTTTTGTTCCCGTTCTGTGAGAAGTATCGGGCGTAATCTTTAAGCCCCCACTTTTCTTGATAAGCATTGAACACGGGGATAGTTTCAATTCTATCTTCGGATATAATGTAGTGAACGGGTATTCCCATTTTCTTACACGCTTCAAGACGGTGTTGCCCGTCAATAACATTGAGACTTCTGTCTACGATTATCGGGTGGCTCTTACACATACCGCCTGTAATTTTAAACGACTTCATTAAGTTTGCTACATTGCTTCTTTTGAGACTTCTGTTGGATGCTACGATTTTAAATTTACCATAGTCCGTTGTGCTACCTACTACAAAGTTTGAAAACATTTCTTTCCTATTCATTTCCTTTCTCCTTTCCCCTTTTTTTTATTGTTGTATATTTAAATTACAACAGTCTTCTTTTGGGTTTAAATTATATTTCCAATAGTTGTATGCGTTGTCTTCGTCCTCGCATACGCTTATTGTTTTACTTGTTCTCTTAAGTTCTTCAACAAGTTCCTTCTTCCTTTCCAATGGCAAATGATAATAGCCCCCGCTTCTTACTGTATATTCAAAGACATTAATATCAAACCATTGTTTTATCCACGCATTTATTCTTAAGAATTCCACTATCATTTTGTCGCATCTTAATTCTGTTATTCTGTTTATATCTATATAATCTTTGATATATGGACTTAACCTAATAGCAACATCAAAACCGTTATCGTAAAGTTTTTCTATTGCTTTAATTCTTCTGCTCGGCACTACCGCCTTCTCATAAGTCAAACTTTTGTCGTCGTCCGTTGTTGTAACTGTAATTTGAATGTGTGCCAAACTTTTATCAAGTATGGAAATGTATTTGTCTTCGGCAACCAAATCGCTTTTGGTTACTATCAAGTAATTTACTTTTTGTTTATTCAAGAGTTGTATTGTTTTGTAAGTTATTTTATACTCTGCCTCTATCGGTTGGAAGTAATCGGTCATACCACCTAACCTAACAACACTACCTGCGGGTATTTTCTTTATTACTTTTTCAATCTTGTTTATGTTCGCAACTCTCGGTTGGGTCGGGTTCCATAACTTACGGAACGACAACAAACTTTTTGCATAACAGTATTTACAATCGTGACTGCATCCGCATCCATAGGTATCTAATCTCGTAGGATACTTACACTTACTACCTTCGTTACCGTCAACCTTCTTATAAAAACTTTTAAACTCTTCCATTTTGTCTCCTTAATTTTTGTAAGTATTTTGATTATCTTTAATGTCAAAAATAACTTCGCCCTTAAACATCGTATCAATCTTAATCAAGTCGTATTCTTTTTCTTTGTCGTCGCAAATAACTATCTTTGCGTTTGGACTTACGCCTAATATTTGTAACTGTGATACCAATTCCATTACTGTCATACCGCCCCCTTAAATTGCATACTGCAAATCTTTAATTGCTTCTATTCTCTTTTGAAATTTGTCCGAGATATAAACCAAGTTCTTGTTTTCTAAAATATAATAAAACCACATACCGCCCTTATCTTGTTTTAGTTCTATTCCGTATCCGTTGATTGTCGCCCTGTTTGTTTCTAACGCTCTTATTATTTCGTTTAGTTCTTGTTGGTCCTCTTTTGATATTTCTCTTTTTGACTTCTGCCATATCCTTTGATACTCTTTTTTGTGTTGCTTATTATGCTCAAAGTTTATCCAAGTCTTATAACACTCTCTCGCTCGTTCTCTGTATTGGTCTATGTGTTTTTCCCTGCAAGTTTTATTAATCTCTTTGACCCGTTCAGTATTATTCCTTCGCCAAACTTTTTTTTGTTTTCTTATTTTCCTACTATTCTTGCGATAATAATCTCTCCAATATTCTCTATTCAAAGGTGTGTCCTTCTGTTAGTTTTTTAACTGCCCCTTCCAACTTCTTGTTGCCCTTATACTCTATCGGCATCCAATGCGGTGTTTGCCCTAATGCTAACTGCCCCTTCGTTTTAATTACCAACTCGGTATACATCTTTTTCATATTTGACCTTTCAACAGTTTCTAATTCGTCACGGTCCAAACAGTATTCCATATCTTCCAAATGTCTCGGGCTACCTACCAAGTGTTGCAACATAGGGGGTAAAGAATTAAACGCCTGTATTGTTTCCTGTGGTATATCGGGATGCGTTCTGTGCATCGCCTTCCTGATTAATTCCCAAGCGGTAGAGAAGTCTAAAAACTCTACTGTCTTCTCTATGATTTTTTCTTTTATCCTACCGATAAGACCGTTGACAAATAACGGGTCTTTACTTTGGATAAGTTCAAACAATGCTTTGGATACTTCGGCGTAAGTATTATTCTTGAAGCATTGCATCCAAACTTCAACGAGAGTATCACTATCCGCATTATTAAACTGAACGCCTACATCTCTACAAACTGATAAAATTTTTAAAGTTTCTTTTTCTGTCATATCTGCTCCGCCTCTATAATTTTTTCTTGCTCTTCCAACTTCCGTAACCTGTCTTTGAACGGGTTTCCGCTACTCTTGTTGTTCGGTTGCCCGTAGTTATTTAAATTCCAATTCCTGTATGATGCCTTCCAATCTCGCATCGGGTTCCTACCAACCTTCCAACCGTTACTCTCATAGTGGTTGAACCACTTATCCACAATATCAGTTTTCAAGCCCTTCTCTTTTGCATAAGCGATAACCTCTTCTTTGGTCGGTTTTTGAAATCTCTTCCCTTTGCCCCTAACAACCTCATTTTCTTTTACTTCTTCATTGTCTTTATCTATTTCTTTTTCTATTTCATTTTCATTTTCAAAAGGTATTACTGCGGTATTTACTGCGGTATTTACCGTAGTATCTACTGCGGTATCTACTTTGGTATTTTGTTTTGCCCACCTCTTGTTCACTTTATCCTGTTGACTTTTAATAAACTGTTCTCTCTTGATAGATGCTTGTTCAATTTGTTCGTTGAAGTATTTACCTTCCGCATCCGTTTTAAAGAATTCCATAACACCTGTGGATAAGTTTCCGCAAACCTGTTCCATTTGTTCTTTGCTTAAATGCCCGTGTTGGTGTTGAAGGCAGAATAATATTATTAATTTCCCTTTATCCTCAAACGATAGGAACATTGTTTGGGAAATAAAGTCGCTTGTATAAAAATTTATACTCGGGTTTTTTGCCATTGTAATAACGCTCCTAACTGTTCCAATAGATTTTCCATTTCTTCTATACTGAAGTTTGCAATACTATGGTCGTGTTTAATATCCTCAATACCCTCTTGGGTTGCAATTCCGTTCATAAGAGCAGACTGTTTGACCGCATCCACATACCTAACCGAAGCGGTTGAATGGACCTTATGAATGTGGCACGGGTAACAGAGGGTAATTAAATTGCGTAGGTCCCAACGATACTTGGTTGAACTACCCTTCGTGACTATATAGTGATGCACTTGTAAGTTTTCTGTGCTACCGCAAAGAAGACATTTCCCGTCTCTTTTTCTTACGATTTGACTTACTAATTTATCTAACTTTTCAGTCAGTATTTGTCTTTTAGTTTTCTTTTTTCTTTTAATCATATATGCTCCCACTCATTGGCGGGGGGACAAACACACCGAGATTGGTGCAAAAGACAATAACATTGTCTATAAATTCCTTCATTTGTTCCATTGTTGCCCCGCTCTTACTTTTTGTTATTCGTTCCATTTCGTTTCCGACCCTAACCTCTTCATAAAAAAATCTTTTATTTAACATCTCATTGACATCGGACTTACTAACTTTGATTGAACATTGACCTGTTTCGTTTATAAAGTCGGTAAGTGTCGGTAATATAACTCCCCAATAGTAACCAAGTTGACTTTTAGATTTCGTTCTCATAGAGGATGCTTGGACCTTCACTCTATGTGCCTTATTTAATACCGCATATATTTCCTGAAAACATTGGTTCAGTTCTTGAGGGTTGGTTATTATCCATTCCTTTGCCATTAAAACGGTATCTCCTCTTTAGTATCTTTTGTCTTATGTTCCTGTTGGAAGTTGTCTATCTTTTGATTGAAGGTTTGGTTTGTTGCCTCTTCTTTTTTCGGTGGTTTCGGTAACGGTTCTACAACTGCGATTGATATATACCTCGTTCCCTTCTTTGATGTTCTTATCCAAGCAGATACCCAACACGGTTTCCCGAATATTACTGCTTTACCTGTGTAATCGGGGTGTTTTGTTTCGGTTTTCCTCTCGTTTAAAAAGAGAGTTCCACTATTATTTTTAAGTTCAAACTTTTTCTTTTCCATTTTAAACTCCTTTGGTTGTTATTCTTACACTTGATTTAACATTGCTAATCTTTTTATATTTACTCGCCACAACAGGCATTTCTTTTTTCAGTTTTGCGGTGTCTATTGATTCTCTTGTTGTAGGTGCTATGTAGGAAATCGTGATATTTTTCCCAATTTTAATTTGACTTATGTTCCTTTCTTCCATTTCCTTTAAAATCTTGTCTTTATATTCTTTAATAGTCATTTCTGCTTTTTCCATAGCGAGTATATTAGTTTCCAATTCTGCTATCGCTTGTTCGTTTAAACATTGAAGTTCGGCTTGTGGTTTGGAAGTTCCATTGAAATATGCTCTTACTATTTCTTCGCACTCTGCATCGGACAATAGTTCTACCGCAAGTATTTGCGGTTTTTGTGGGCTTTTTTCAGGTGGTAGGTGTATTACATAACCCCTATTGATAATTACATCATTTTGGCGGAGTGCCATTGCATATAAAGAGAGTTGAATTTGCACATACTTTTTATCAAGTGAGTAGTTGGTTTTAATATCTATGATGTTTCCGTTTATGGTATCAAGTAAATCAAAAGTTCCGGCATAAGCACCATATTCGGTTGCTCCGTATAATACTTGCTCCGTTTGAGTTGCGACAAATTCTTTTTTAAATATTTCCTGAAAGCATTGAAATTCATAGGTGGGTTTCTTCGGTTCTATCTCTTGTAGTAAATACTTTTCTATCTCTCTATGGACTTTATTTCCTTTCTCTTGTGCTTTCTTTAATACTTCCGCATCTATATCGGCATACTTATTACCTAACCAATTCCTTATAATCTCGGACACAGACGGTATTAATTGCCCGTTCTCGTCTGTATATGTGTGTGTTGTTTCGTCAAATATTAGTTTCATTTTGTTTCTCCGTTAATTCATTTTTTATTGCTTTTGCCAACTCTAATTCTTTGTTTATGATTATCTGCTTTACGAATATGCTTGACTTTATGAACCCGTTAGAATCTTCGGGTGCTATTTCTTTCAACTTCTCTTGTTCTTTCTCAATTATTTCGTCAAACAATTCTTGCAATACTTTTATTTTTTCTATGTATGTCATAATTGCTCCTTATATTTCTTGTGCGAGTGTCTTTTTAGCGACCTTTACTTTATCTACCTTTTCCAATATTGCTTTTGCTTCTGCATAGGTAAGTTGTTCCAAAGGTTTTGCTATCTTAATCTTTAAGCCCCTTAATACTGCGAGTTGTTGCGGTGTAATGCTCGGTATTGTTGCAGTTTTTGGTGTAGGTTTTTCTTTTGTTTCTTCCGGTAAATCTTCGCCATTGTAAATGTAAAGACCTAACCCGAACATTGCCATATTTTTTACAAGACATCTCATAATCGCCTTATTGACATCAAACATTGTTGCTTGTGCTACCATTTTCTCGCCATAACTTGTTTTATAGGCATAAGGTTTATTCTTCATTGCTTTATTATTGTTATCCATAACGGGCAACCACATATCTTTCGTCTGTCCGTCTGCGGTTATTGAAGTAAATACCATATAACCTGTGTTTTCGTCATACATATATGGCAAGTTGTTAAATGTTTTTATCTCATACTTAAAATCGGGGTATGCTTTGGTAAATTCTGCTACCGCATACGACCAACTTAAATAAGATAGACCATTTTTCTTCTCAATTTTATCGTTGACATTAAGTTTTAATAATTCTTCAAATTTCATTTTCTACTCCTGTAATATAATTTGGTGCAAACACTTCAACTTCTTTCTGCAACTCTTTATTCTCAATAACTAATACGACATTTACGACGATAGATAAGAACAACAACATCCCTAATACGACGAGTGCCATACTTTTAAGGGCATCTCTTTTTTGTTCTTCAACTATATCTTGTCGTGTAAAAAAACCTGTTTTCTTGTTATATACATACCCCATTTAAGCCCCCTTTCTGTATGTTCTTTGCTCTTGTGTCTTGTCTAACTTCTCAAGAAACTTCTTGACTGTTTCTACCCTGAAAATGTATTGACGAGATACAAACGCCTTATACATTAGCCCGTTAGATAGCCACTTCCTTAATGTTGTTCTTGACGGTCTTATTCCGCCATTGAATTGACTTGCGAGAGTTAATACTCCCTGCGAGTTGCATAACTGCTCCCCGTTCCACTCCCAAAATTCCTGCTTTTTTCCTTTCTGTTTCATTTAGCCCCCTATTATTTGTGTATTTTAAAGTGCTTACTTGCACTTAAAAGTATTGAAAAAATAACCAAAAAATATTAAACTATCGGTGGTAAGAGGGCTAACTCTATGGAATGTTTTGTTCTGAAAGGAGACAAAGCAAACCCACCGATAGTTTTAACAAGTGCATAGCACCTGTTTTGTTTTGTTAAAGTTTTTAAGATTTTTGACATTTTTATTCTCCTTTCTTTTCCCGTTTTGCCCTCTTTTTATGTTCGGTTTATTAACTTAAAATGAACTCGTAATAAACTTAACAAGTGTAATTGTAGTTTATTTGAAAAAGTTTGTCAAGTAGTTTTTTATCGTCGGAGATTTTAAAATGGAAGAACTAATTGCAAAGAATTTAATTAAACTTTTAAAGTTAAACAACTTAACTCAAAAACAACTTGCCGACAAATTAAAAGTCAAGTTGCAAGTAGTGAATCGTTGGGTAAATGGTAAGGCGTTGCCGACTACAAAAAGTTTGGATAAGTTGGCGTCTGTATTTAATGTTCCTGTGTCGTATTTCTATAACGAGATAAACAATTCTGTTATCAATAACGGAAACAATAACAATATTCAAAATGGGAACATAAACAGAGAGATAGAATTGTTAAACAAAGAAATGGAAGTATTGAATAGACAAATTGAAGTCCTGAATAAAGAAATTGAATTGTTGAAAGGGAAGAAATGAATAAAACACCTTACCTTTATAAGCGTGGCAATGTATGGTATTGCGATTTTACCTATCGGGGTATCCGGTATCGTAAAGGGTTAGACACCAACAAAGCAATAGCACTTGAAAAACTTATTGCTTGGAAAAAAGACCTTAAAAATCAAACTTTTACACCGACAAATTTTAATTCTTTTGTCCGTAGGTATCTTGACTATGGAACCTCTACAAAGAATAAACAAACGGTATATAGAGATACTCTTGCCCTTAAATATCTTACCGAATTTAGAAAAATTAAAGATATAACAGACATAACACCGTTATTACTTGACGAATTTAAAAGTCATCTTCTTCATCTTGGTAAAAAGGCAAACAATATTAATCGTATCTTAACATCTATTAAAGCAATGATGCACAAAGCGGAAGTGTGGGAGTTAGTTGCCCCTAAAAAGTGGGAAATATGCAAAGAAATTAAGACGCCAAAAGGTAGAGTTCTCTTTTATTCGCCTGACGAAGTTAAAAAGTTGTTAGATACTTGCCCTGAAAATTGGCAACTTGTTATTCTCTTGGGTTGTAGGGCGGGTTTAAGACGGGGCGAGATTGTCAACTTGTCTTGGGAAGATATAGACCTATCTAAAAAACTTATAACAATTCAACCAAAATCAAATTGGCATCCAAAAGATTATGAGTGTAGAGATATACCTATTGATAACCTACTTTACAAAGCATTAAGTAAGATACCGGATAAAAAAGGTTCGGTTATACAAACGAAATACAATAAAGATTTTACTTTGGGGGGTATAAGTCATTACTTTATAGAAAAAGTCTTAAAAAAAGTGGGTTTGCGTGGCTCTCTTCATACCTTACGCCATACTTTCGCAAGTCATTTAGTTCAAAACGGGGTAGATTTATATACCGTTTCCAAACTGTTGGGGCATAGTTCAATTAAGACTACTGAAATCTACGCACATTTAAGCCCAAACACTTACCAAAAGGCAATACTTAATTTGCCTAAAATCTAATAATAATATATAATGATTTAACTTTAATGTGTTGTAATGATTTTTTATTGTTCTATCTTGTGTGATGTTTTGTGTGAGATTTTACAAGTGTTTTCGGTTTTTGAGTATAAATTAAAGTTCATTGTTTTTTTAGTTTGTCGTCAATAAATATTACGGATGCTTAATTTAGTGGGTAGGCGGTTAGTTATATATGAATTGCCCTCTATCCGCATCAGTTGTCGTCGGTCTGTGGTAAGTTTTGTGGGAAATTAGATATAAAAAAAGAGTGCGGGGGATATTCCGCACTCTAATTTTATTTATTTTGTTTAATCTACAACTATCAGTTTTTTCTTTTTGTCGCTCTTGCCTCTTCCCTTAAGTGCAATACCTGCGTTGCTTAAAACCTTTGTCAATGTCGTTTCGCTTACACCTAATTTTTTGGCAAGTTCTTTATTCGTCATTGTTTCATACATTTGTTTCAACTGTGCTTTGGTTATCTGCATAATCTGCCCCCTTTGTTTTGGTTTCATTTTATTTTATTTCGGTTTCGTTGTCAACCTTATCATTCCATAGGTCCGATTGGAACACTTCAACCACATACGCACTTACACCGTTACAACAAATTGAAAACGCCAAGTCCTGTGCGTGTTCCCTGCGGTCAAAAAATCTTGCGTGTTGTCCGTCCTCTGCTTCCCAAGTTTTTGTTTCCCTGTCTATTTTGGTTACAAATTTAAAACCTTTGCCATAGCAATAAACCATAACCGCAAACTTCAATTCCTTTCTTTCTGCAAACTCAAAACTTCCGTATTTTCTTACTTTCATACTGCCCCCCTTAATCAAAATATAAACAACAAAACTTCTCGTTGTTTTTTATTTGTTTTAAACTTACCCAATTTATAGTTGGTTTCAATATCTTTAATGCTTCCAACACTTCGGCAACCGTTACGGTCGGGCAATTCTCTTCGCTTGTTGCCCTGTCCCCTGTTACAACATTGATGCCCTTCTTGTCAATGGTAAATTCTTTGATTGTGTAAATGTTATTTAACCAAAACCAACAAACGACTTTTGTTTCTTTGTCTAAAGTTTCCAATCTTTTTATTATTGATTTTATTTTCATTTTACGCCCCTATTTGTTTATAATATAATGCGTTCAATTCGTTTTTTGTTTCTATCAATTTGTCAATTACTTTTATCAAGTCTCTTGCATCCGCTTTTAATATTCCGATAAAGTCTCTATTCTTGCCGATTTTTTTCCTGTAATACCTGATGTTTGCTTCCAATTCTTTTTTTAGTTGTTCTTTTTGTTCTATTGCTTTTGTTATTTTATCCATACTTGCCCCCTTTGGGGCGGTATATTTCAACCGCCCGATTTTAATTTATTTTATATTTATTTCCGTGTCCCAACCTGCAATGTCGCTTTTTTCCATTATAAGTTTTTCCCTGATTACCTTCTCGCCTAACTGTTCCGCTTCGGGTTGTGCTTCGTCAATTTCAAGTAGCATCTTAATTAGGTCCTTCCCGCTTTGTTCCTCGCCTTCAAAAAACATTCTCTCGCATATTTCCCAATTTTCGTCTATAACATAGGTTCCGTTGTCCCAATTATCAGTATCCAAGTTCTCAAACTTATCAATTCCGATTGACAAGTCGCCCCCGATATAGTTTGCGATTACCTGACACATTCTCGCCCAACCGTAACAGTCCTCGTTTGGGTTCCTGTATTCTTTAAGTTTGCAATACTTCAAAAAACCTTCCACGCTATCCCTGCCACCGTCCCAATGTAAATAAATTCCTATTTGTTTGTTTTTGTCTGTGATTACTGCTCTATTACCCATTTTATCCCCCTTTGGGGGCGGTCCTTCCGCCCCCGTTTTATTTTTAATAATTTTCTTCTGCGTTTGGATAGTATCTATCCAATGTCTCTAATAGGTCTTGATTTTCTAACTGTAACTCGCTTATTTGGTTGGTTGCCCTTACCAAGTTGAATGTTAGAAAAATTATAATCGCTATTAAAATTATTGCCTCTCTCTCTTGCTTCAAAACTTCAATGATTTTTTTCATACTGTTCGCCCCCATTTTTTTTATTAAAATAATCTTGTGTTTAAACCTGTAAAGTCCTTAAATAATTCCTCTAATTGGTCGCAATAGATATCCTTAAATTCTTTTTTGGTTTCCTTCCCTGCCCTGTATCTTAAAAATTCCAAGTCGTAAGTGTCCATTGCGTTCAACCTGATGCGTAAATAATTGTAACCGCTTCTATTCCTCATAAATTTAAATACAACGCCATTTTCTATTGCATAGATATTTTTTGCCCCGACCATACAACAAAACTTATGCCCCCCGATTTGTTGCATTATAATTTTTGCAATTTGTCTGTTCCTGTCTGTGTCAATTTTCTTTACTGCTTCCGTCATTTTTTCCATTGCTTCTGTTACAAAATTTGTCATTTTTGACCCCCTGCGGGGCGGGGGGTATTTTGCCCCGCCCCCTATTTTTTTTATTGATTTTTTAAGTTACTGTGCGAAATTATCCAATCTGTCGCCCTTTGTGCTTCTTTACAAACTGACAATAATAACTTGCCCTTCTCTCTCGCTTCGGGTATTGCTCTTAACCAACTTTTTAAGTATGCCAAAACTTGTTTGTCAAACTGATAAGCATAACCGAGACGCCCCGCAATCATTCCCGCCGATATTTCCGCAATCAGTTCTTCTCTCGCATAACTTGCATCGCCGAAATGTCCGCTCATATCTCTATTTAAGCGGTTCGGGTGTCCCGTAGAGTGTGCGAATTCGTGAGCAAAACTTCCGCAAAGTTCAATAATCTTTTTATAATTTTTAGTTGGTGGAACGTTTACGGTGTCGGTTGTCGGGCTATAATAAGCGGATGCGGTCAATAATCTCTCTACCTTTGCCCCGTTTTCAATGGTGTTGAAAAATGTTTCAATTTTTTCTATTTCGGCAATGTCAAAACTATCTGCGGGAACATTATCGGCGGTGTTTGTAAACCCTTCAACGTCTGCCCCGTTGAAAACTGTGTATTGCCTCGCAACTAAAAAAGTTTTTTCTTTTTTCTGCTCGTTGTCGGTTTCGGTCTCGTCGGTTTCGGTGGTTTCAATCGGTTCTTCGTTCAATGCTTCGGCGGTTCTTTTGGTGTATGCCTTCCAAAAAAATACGGGTATACCCTTTGCCCCCTTCTTAATTCTAAAACCTGCTTCGGTCCATTGCTTGAAGGTTGCGAATTTGTTGCAATTTTTGCGAGATGCAATAAAACCGAGAAAAACCAAGTTGAAGCCCCTGTAACATTTTTTTGAAAAATTGTTTAATGCTCTAAAGTCAATGATTGGGTTTTCCCATTCCCCCGTAAAGTTTTCCAACAGTTCGCAATACTTATCCGCAATTTTTGCGATTACTTCGTTTTTGCTACTTTTTAAATTTTCCATTTTCTGCCCCCCTTTTGTTTTATTTATTTTTTTGTTTTGTTTCCGTTTTGTTTCGGTATCGTAATTATAGCACACATTTCAAAAATTTGTCAAGTGATTTTTTTAGTTATGCACGACAAAATTAATAAAAAAATTATTGTTGCAATTTTTTCAAAAATGTATTTTTTTGGTTTTGGTTGCGTTTTTGTTGCGTTTTGTCGTCGGAGAGATGCACGACAAATTTCGGTGTGTGGTTCTCGTCGGTGTTCCGACGGTAAAATTAAAATTTTATACTTTTTGGTAGGTTTTAGAAGTTTTATTTTTTATATTTTTAAATGGTTCGGAAGGTTTGCGGGGCGGTTGGTTGAAGCATCAGGAAAAAAGCAAAGGAAGCAAAAAAAGCGGACCGAGTAAAGCGGGGGCATTTTGGCAGGTGTAAAGATATCTAAAAAAATTTTTAGGGGTCTAAAATCGCAAATACGGAAGCCGAAAACCGAGAAAACGAGACAATTCCGCAGAAAATCGGCGGGGGCAGATAAAAAACCGCATCCGTTGCGTTTTAAGGTATTTAAAAATAATATAATATATATAATCTTAAAAATTAAAATCTTTTAAATTTCCGCAGTTGTTGCAGTCAGGCAAACGGTTAGAAGCATTGACCCGCAAAAATTAAGCGGCGCAAAATGCGTAAATTCTCACATATTACACAAACACGCAAAGCAAACACCAAAGCGGATGCAGTTTCAAACCGTTTCAGGTCTACAATTCCGCATCAAAAAGCAAACAGAAAAAAATTGAAAAAAACGGTTGAATTCAAAAAAGAGTTCAACTTCTCTATAAAAGAGTGAGTTATCCACAACTTATCCACAAGTTATCCACAAGCAAAAATGATAGAAAAAACAGTAGTTTTTGCGGTCTCTACTTAACATAATATTAAAAAATGGGTGTTTTTGGTTGTTTCGGACAGAAAACCAAATGCAAAACACATTGATTTTTCAATGAATTCCAATGGTTGTTGTCAACTTAACATAACAGTAGTTATCGGAACGCTTCCCCCTGTTTTCGGGCGGGAATTCTTTTTTCTGTGGGGGTAGGGGGGGGAACCCAACGCACACTCTAATTTTTTAAAAATGCCCCACAAAAATTTTTTTCAACTCTCCAAAGCGACTTTGAGCGAAGCGAAAGAAGCCCTTTAGTATCTGCTATTATACTTTAATAGACCCTACACTTTCAACCCCGCTTAATTTGGGTAGGCAAAAACGAATATCTTTTTTTATGGCTTTAGTGTTTGAGTTTTAGCGAGATTTATTGACGACAAAGTGTGTGGATATTAGTAGCAAAATGACGACTATAAGATACCAAAGTGTATAATATAAGTAAGGTAAATGCGTGTGGTGGCTATATGTCAACCCGATAGACCTAAACTCTAATGAACGGGAGTATAAAGATGTTCAATAAAGGAAGAAATGGAGAGAAAGACAGTTAGGGTTACAGACTTTAACTGCTATTTGTGTTTATGAAGAAAGAACTTTTACCTGTGAAGAAGAAACCAAGAGGTCGCCCGTTTGAGAAGGGTAACACCATATCAAGAGATAGTGCGATAAAGAGAGCCAAGAAGAGATTAGTGAGTGTAAAGTTGATAGAGTTCAAGAATGCGATAGAGTTAATAGCCAACGAAGGTATGAGTGTGAAGGATGCGTGTGAGAAGGCGAACATAACTGAAAGAGTTTTTTATGACATTAAGAATGCGACACCTGAAACCAAGAGAGTATATTATGAAGCGTTGAAGAGAAGAACTGACAGAGATATAGAGAAGATAAGGAATGAAGTAATGGTCTGTGATAAAGATACTGCGTTTAGTGCCAAGATAAAGACAGAGTTTATTAAATGGATAAGTGCGAAACTGAACCCTGAAAGGTATGGCGAGGTAGATAACAGACCACCCGTAAACTTGGAAATCAAGATAGGCGGGGAAACAGTAACAGTAGCAGGTAACAACAAATAGGATAGAAATGGGGGAAGTTATGATTTGTAAAGAGTGTGGTAAAGAGTTTGAAATTGTAGAAGAGGAAAAGAACTTTTATATCTCAAAGGGACTTGAGTTGCCGAAGAGATGCAGAGAGTGTAGGATAAAGCGGAGAAAGGATAGTGCCAAGAAAACGAATACATCCGAAAAACCCAAGATTTACCCCAACGGGTAGAGTAAAGATAAACGACCCTAAAGTATGGAAGGAGTTAAACCAATACTTGGGGCATCCCGAAACCGTAAGGATAGAAATTCCTTATGTGGCACGACCCGTCCAAGAAATCATACAAAACGAATTAAGAACGCACAGATTTAATGTATTAGTTACCCACAGACAAATGGGTAAAACTATCTGTGTTATTAATCATATAATAAGAGAAGCATTAAAGACATCGTATCCTAACGCAAGATACTTTTATGTAGCACCGTTTTTGAAACAGGCGAAATTGATTGCGTGGGACCATTTCAAATATTATCTTAAAGATGTTCCTAACATAAAGATAAACGAAACAGAACTAACCATAGTATTACCTAACAGTTCAAAGATATATCTTGTAGGTGCCGACAACCCCGATGCAATGAGAGGTTCTTATGCCAACGGGGTAGTTCTTGACGAATACGCTATGGGAAAAGACATCTTTGAAGAGATTATAAGACCTATGTTTACCAACACTAACGGTTGGTGCGTATTTACTTCAACACCGAAAGGGCAGAACCATTTTTATAAATTGTGGTTGAAAAGTCAATCGGGTTTACAAGATTGGTGGGGCGGTATGTTTACCGCAAGAGATAGCGGAGTAATACCGCAAGAAGAACTTAAAAGAATAGAAGAAGAGTCAAGTAGCGAAAGTATGTTCAGGCAAGAATATATGTGCGACTTTATGGCAAGTAGCGACAATGTTCTTATCCGAATAGACGATGTGTATGTGGCTCAAAGAAGACAGTATAGGTTAGACGAGATAGACCATTCGGCGACAATTATCGGCGTAGACTGTGCAAGATACGGAGACGACAGGACCGTGATTACCGTAAGAAAGGGTTTACAGATGTTCCCGCAGAGATACTTTCAGGGTTTAAATACCGCAGAGATTACAGAACGAATAATAGAATGTATCAATGATTACGGATACGACGGTATATGTATAGACCAAGCGTTTGGCGGTGGCGTGATAGACAGATTAAGAGAGTTCGGATACGACAATGTATTTGAAGTGAACTTTAATATGAAGTCGGGAGACGACCATTGCAAGAATAAGAGAGCCGAGATGTGGTGGAAAATGAGTGAATGGATACGAAAAGAAGGAGCGATGCCACAAAGTGAGGACCTTACACAAGAACTGACAAATGTTTTATACGGTTTTTCTTCAGGAGCGGGGCAGATACAATTAGAAGGTAAAGAGTTGGTAAAGAAAAGAATAGGGAAATCGCCCGACTTGGCAGACTCGTTAGCACTAACTTTCGCTTTTCCGATACAGAAAAGAGGACTTGACGACACAAGAAGCGAGTATGCGGTAAGCGATTACCAATATATATAGGAGAGAGATTATGTGGACATCGTTAGCAATAAGTGCATTGATGGCAATAGCAAGTGGAATATATGGAAAACAACAGTCGGACAGGCAGGTTGGCGAAATGAATAAGATACAGAGAGAGACCGACAGGAAGCAACAAGAACTTTTAAAAGCAAAAGGACCTGAAGCGACACCGAGTAAAGAGACATACGACGCATTGAGAGAAAAAAGAGGGGAGATGTGGAAGAGAGGTTTGATGTCTACTATCAAGACAAGTAATTTCGGGTTGTTAGAGACCGCACCTTCAGGGGCGGGAAAAACTAAATTGGGGCAATAATTATGAATGTTCAAAACGCACAAAAGATTTATTTTAATATGCGACAAAACAAAATGAACTTTAGACCGCATTGGGAAGAGTTGTCGGACTATATCGCACCGACAAAAGGTCGTTTTGTTCAACGCAATCTTAATTTAAGAAAAGAAGTAAATTACAAGAAGTTAGTAAACAATACCGTCAGTATAGCGGTAGACACATTGTCGGCAGGTATGTTGAACGGTCTTACATCTCCGAGTAGAGAATGGTTTAAGTTGACTACTCCTATGAACGACGATATAACCGTAGCACAATGGACCGACTCCATTAAAAAGAAAATGGAGTATATATTTCAAAAATCTAACTTCTATAACACTTTACATAATGTATATCAAGAACTTTCAGTATTCGGGACCGCCTGTTTTGTAGTAGACCACGACTTTGATAATGTTATACATTGCACACAATTTACTATCGGCGAATACTCGCTACTCTATAATACGAAAGGTTTACCGACGACATTCGGTAGAGAGTTCTTTATGACATCGCAACAAATGGTTGAAGAGTTTGGATACGAGAATTGCGGAGAGTCTGTTCAGTCTTGTTACGATAACAAGAATTATACCGCAGAGTTTTTAGTTTACCATTTAGTATGCGAGAACACGAACAGAGATAAAAGTCGTAAGGATAACAAGAACTATAAGTATACATCCATATATTGGCAGGGCAATAGCGATAAGTTCTTAAGAGAGAGCGGATACACATATTTCCCTGTTGTAGCACCGAGATATTCGGTAAACTCGTCTCAAGATACTTACGGTATCGGTATAGGCGACAAAGTTCTCGGCGATTGTAGAATGTTACAGAAGTTAGAGAAAGTTAAACTTATAGGGTTACAGAAAGTTGTAGAACCGCCATTAATGGTAAGTTCACAAGTTCAGGGTAAGATAAATGTAGCACCTAACGGGCTTACAAGATTTTCAGGAACGACAGACTCGGCAGTATATCCGACATACAAAGTTCAGTTGGACCTGCCTTCATTAATACAAGAGATAGCAAATGTAGAAAGAAGAATAACCAACAACTTCTATTATGATGTGTTCTTGATGTTGACTTCACAAGAGTATTCAAGAATGACCGCAACCGAAGTAGCAGAAAGACACCAAGAAAAACTTATGATGTTAGGTCCTGTATTACAGAGATTAAATAGTGAGTTGTTGGACCCAATGATACAAATAACATTTCAAATAATGTTAGAACACGGTCTTGTTCCACCCGCACCTGAAATGATACAGGGCGGAGAATTAAGAGTTGAATATGTTTCTATAATAGCACAGGCACAAAAGGCACAGGGTATGGCGGAACTCAATCAGGGAACCGCCTTTGTAGGGCAGATAGCACAAGCGTATCCTGAAGTTCTTGATGTTATCAACCCTGACAAATTAGTGTTGACTGCGTTTGATAAGATAGGCGTTGACCCTCAAGTTATTAGAAGCCCGAAAGAAGTTCAGGCGATAAGAGAGCAGAGAGCAATGCAACAACAACAGGCACAACAACAGGCAAACGCAAATATGGAAGCAGACACAATAGAGAAATTAAGTAAAGCAAAGACAGACGAAGATAATGCTTTAACCGCTTTAATGGGCGGACCGCAAGTATAGGAGAGAAACTATGACGGAAGAAGAATTAGACAGAGTTATAGAAGAAGACCAAAGAACTAAAGACGAAATAGCACAAGAGAAAAACACTTTAGAGAATGTGTTAAAGACTTCCGACGGTATAGAACTATTGAGGAGAATAATATTCGGTAAATGTTTCGTTGAAAGTAGTGCATACACAAACGATATGAACGCAACAAACTTTAATTTGGGTCGCCAAAGTGTAGGGCAAGAACTTTTAAACGAAATAAAAAATATCAATGAAGAGTATGTATGTAAACTTTTTAGGACAGAAAAGGGGGAAGTAAATGACTGAAGAAATTAAAGAAA